AACCATCGGGGATTTTCTCCAATAAAAGTTATTAATTAATGGTTCTATATATTTATATGAGATACAAAGGAAAATTTAGACCCCAAAACAGAAAAAAGTATAAAGGAAACCCCAGCAATATAATTTATCGGTCTGGTTGGGAACTAGACTTCATGAAATATTTAGATCGACAGCCTGGAGTGCTTCAATGGAATAGTGAAGAGATTATCATTCCATATAAATCTCCTATTGATGGTAAATGGCACAGATATTATCCTGACTTTTGGGTTAGAACTATTAAGGGTGAAACTCTAATTGAAATCAAACCAAAGAAACAAACCCGGCCCCCCAAACTAAATCCCAAACATAAAAGAAGATACCTAAAAGAAGTAAGAGTATGGGGCATCAATGAAGCCAAATGGAAAGCGGCCGCAGAGGTTTGTGAAAACAAAGGATGGAACTGGCAAATCATGACTGAAGATACTCTTAACAATACTAAATAGTTATACTATGGCTACACCAGAAATATCCTATTTGGATCAATTAAAAAGCGCAATAAAAACGAACAACGCGGATTCTAGAGCAAGGGCGGCAGGTAACTGGTTTCGTTCAATTGTTAATAGAACAAAGGGAGCATTTTCCACAGAAACTCCAAAATCAATACTGACACATTCAGAAAGCTTGACTACATGGAAGGGAAAGAGCATGCTAGGAAATATGTATTTCTATTCCTATGATCCTAAATGGAAAGCCAAGCTTCCCTGGTATGATATGTTTCCTTTAGTTTTTCCTATTGAGCAATACAATAATGGATTTCTAGGACTAAACTTTCATTATCTTGCTCCAAAAGATAGGGCAATATTGATGGATCAGCTTAAAATATTCGCTAATAATAAGAAGTATGATGAAACTACTAAATTAAGATTAACATATGATATGCTAAAGGGTTTCTCCAAGATTAAAAGGGCAAGACCAACGGTACACAGATATCTTCAAAATAAAGTTCGTTCCAAGTTTGTCCTTATTAACGCAAATGAATGGGAAGTAGCTCTTTTTCTACCAGTAGAGAAATTTAAAAAAGCAAACAAAAAACAAGTATGGGAACATAGCAGGGAGATGTTTTAATGGCAGCACGAGATTTTTCAATAGACAGTTTTATGGCAAGGGTGGACGGATTAGGTGGTCCCGTAAAAAGAAATAAATTCTCAGTAGAGGTTACTCCGCCCAGATCAATGGCATCTAGTGTAACAGTTGATACTATAAATTTTCTCGCGAAGACTGTATCGTTTCCTGCGAAGGCTTTAGCAACAACAGATTATAGATACGGTGGAAAGTACTCCTTACTTGTTCCTTATGAAACAACATATGAACCCGTAGCAATTACAATGATGAATACAGGGAATCATGCTCCCAGAATATTTTGGAATGATTGGTTTAATCATATTCAAAATATGAACACATATAATATGGAATATTATGAGAAATATATTGGCACCGTGACAATTTCACTTTATCTTGATGATGAAGAGTCTATCAATCCCTCAAGAGCTTCATATCAAGTAACGCTACATGAAGCATGGCCGAAGGGAATGTCCGCAATAGAGGTAGGATGGGAAAACGCAGAATTGCAAGACTTTGAAATAGATATGCAATATAGTTGGTGGACCGCAAGTGGCGAATCGAAAACTAGAACAAAAACTAGAGCAAAACAACAAGCAGCTGATAATTTTACCACGGACAGATTAGCTGATTTTTCAAGCACTGGTCAAACAAATAGAGGATTTTAATTATACATTATTATAGGAGAATATTATGGCATTACCAAAGGTAAGCACCCCGACATATGAATTGACAATTCCATCTTCTGGTGAAAAAGTCACATATAGACCTTTTCTTGTAAAAGAAGAAAAGACATTATTAATGGCAATGGAAAATGGAGACTCGACCTCCATGACCAAAGCCATGCAAGATATTATCACTTCTTGTAGTGAAGATACAGTAAATACCAAAGAACTTGCACCCTTTGATATTGAATATTTTTTCCTTCAACTTAGAGGAAGATCTATTGGAGAAACTTTAGACATAAAGGTTCCTAGACCTGAAGACTTCAAATGTTGTAAGGACGCGGATGAAAAAGATTTTTGTGAATTTCAAATCAATATTGATGATATAAAAATAGATACTTCAGGAACTGCATCTGCAGAAATACAAATTACTAAGAAGATTGGGTTAAAATTAAAATTTCCCAATATTGAATTAGTACAAAAATATGCTGGAGCAGGAGAAAACATAAAATCAGAAAATGTTTTCAAATTAATTGCTGAATGTATCGATTATATTTGGGATGGAGATGAAATATTCAAGGCCAAAGATTCTACTAAAAAGGAATTGGATGATTTTCTTGAGTCTCTTAGTTCTGGACAATTCAATAAAATAAGAGAATTTTTTGAATCTATGCCAAAACTGAGCCATGAAGTTGATTGGAAATGTTCAAAATGTAAAAAATCAAAAACTTTAGAAATAACGGGGATTGACTCTTTTTTCGGATAGGGCTGAGTCACGACACCCTGGCGAACCATTACCAAACAAACTTCGCTATGATTCAGCATCACAAATGGAGTCTAACAGAGTTAGATAATATGATTCCATTTGAGAGACAAATATATATAATCTTGTTGCAAAATTGGGTGAAAGAAGAAAATGATAGAGTGAGAGTAGAAAACGCAAAAAAATGAAGGGACATTAAATGGCTGCAGCCACTTTAGATACAGTAACAAAACAGCTAGAAGATGATAACGCTATTATTTTTCGAAAGATGAATAGAGTTGATGCAAAGCAAGATGAGGCTATAAAGATTCAAACTTTTCAACTCAAAACTCTTACAGCTATGCTCAATCTACAATTAGATGATTCGGCTGCGGCGAGAGAAAGAGCGAGAGAAGCATCAAGATTAGGAGAAGCGGAACCAGCAGGTGTACCTGATGCAAAAGCGGAAGAAGCAAAGGCGGGTGGATTTTTCTCTAAGATGGGGAAGGCTGTAATGAATCCTATTGGCGCAATGGGAAAAGGTATGAAGTCAATAGGAAAAGGTATTGAGGGTTTTCTAAAAGGTCTTGCAAGAGGACTCGCGGCGTTTGCTAATCCAATGGTAGTTTTAGGTGTAGCAGCTATAGCCATTTCACTTCCAATATTCGCCGCAGGACTTGCTGCAGCATTTAAAGTATTTGAAATGATTGCGGGTGAAGGTAAGGCAATGGAGATGATTACTGGTATAATTGAATCACTTGGTGAAGCAATTGGAACTATTCTTCATAAAGTCTTATCGGGTTTTGGAGAAATGGTAAAACGAATGGGTCCGTTTATCGAAGCATTTTTTGATGGACTCGCTGTTGTAATTAAAGCACTACATCCAATTATTGTAGATGTATTCAAAGTAATAAAAAGTATTATTACTGATCCTGTCCTCAACAAGACCATACAAAAAGTATTAGATACAATTCAAGTAGCCATTAAATCAGTTGAAAAGATTCTCATTGCCTTTGCTCCAGTAATAGAAAGTGTTCTTACTAAGGTTGGTGTTATTATTATTGCAGTAGCCGATAAGATAGAAAAAATTGTTGCAACGATTGGTAGTGTAATTGAAAAAATACTAGGTAGTTTCGATAACGTAGTTAACCAGATAAAACCTATTATTGAACAAATTGGTAAAACTATAGAAACGATTATAAATGCTATCGGCGATAATATAGCAAAAATTGGAAAAAGTATAGAAGGAGTCTTTACATCTATTGGTACTGCTGTAACAAAAGTAATTGGAGGCATAGAAGCACTAATTAAAACAATTGGTGATACAATAGTAAAAGTAATAGATGGTATAGTTACTGGAATAGAACGATTGTCTGGACTTGATGCTGGTAATATGGCCAAAGTTGCTGTGGGGCTTGGACTTTTAGCTGTAGGCCTTGCCGCCTTTTCGGTTGGAGCTGCAATTGGTGGTGCAACCATGCCTTCCAAAGAAACACTTGAAGGTATAGCCAAATCCGTTGAAAGATTTGGAGCAATAGCGTCAGAAAATCTTGCGCCGGTTGGTAAGGGTATGTTAGCCATTGGTGCTGGGTTGGCAGTCTTTGGAGTTGGTGCAAAAGTTGCTGGTGCAACCATGCCTACCGACAAAGAACTTGAAAGTATAGCCGAATCCGTTGAAAGATTTGGTAAAATACCTTCAGAGAAACTTGCACCGGTTGGTGTAGGAATGCAGGAAATTGGTGATGGATTGACTAAATTTGGAGTTGGAAGTTTTGTAGCAAGTTTACTTAGCGATCCAACAAAATTAGTATCTGTTGCAGATAGCGTTGCAAAATTTGGAACAATAGATGCAACAAACTTCGCAAAAGTGGGAACTGGTATTCAAGCAATAGGTTCAGGATTGACAAAGTTTGGTGTAGGGGGGTTTCTCTCCAGCCTTGCTGAAGGATTTGGGAAATGGGTAGGCGCGACTGATCCTGTTGAAAAATTTCAGAAGTTCGCTACAATAGGACCTGGACTTAATGTAACTGCAGAAGGTATTAAAACCCTAGCTGGTGCATTGAAATTTTTTGAAAAAAGTGTGAAGACATTGGACCTGGATAAAGTGGATGTAGTAGCGGGTGCTCTTGAAAAGATAAAAGATGCAGCAGACCCAGGAGCCATGGCTAAACTTGGTAATCTTGCTGGCACTCTCAATCCATTTAGTGGTTCAGCGGCGACCGGCGGACAATCTATTCCAGCATTAATAACTGAAACAAATCGTCTTCTTAAAACTGGTTTATTCGGTAGTGGTGCATTGCTTGCTGAATTACAAACAGAAACCAATGATTTAGGGGGAAAAGCAGCTAGTGCAACAGTTGTCGTTACAAATAATTCATC